AATCAAGGTAGTAATCACTATTATCCACCAAATTCCACTCTAAGTCAAGTTCTTCCAGAAGTTTAATTAGTTCTTCATCATTATCTGGAAAAGTTTGTTCTTCCTCAAAAGTAAAACTTGCCTCACACAATCCAGGACCATACTCAGCAGGATCATAGAAAGTTGGCGCATAAGTTTCAACTGCATCTTCAACTACAGCAGTTACATAAACAGATCCATCATCATCAAGACTAATACTTTCAATGCTCAAGATACTCATTTCTTTTTAGACTCCTTCAGTGCAATTTTTTTGGCAGTTTCTATTGTATTGTGAACTGATATTTGCTGTCCTTTATATATCAACATATACTTATTACAATAAGGAATTACTGCCCACTCTTCATTCTGACTTACCCACCAATCTTTTGATTTCATAATTAATCTAGTAAATTGTGATCATATTCCCAATGGCAGTTTGGACAAAGTGCCATTAGATTTTCTCTTGAGTTTATCACACTTATCATTATATCATCACTAAATGAAGAAATAGGTTCAAAACAAACACCCCGTGTAGGATTTGCACCCACGACCGATTCTTTAGAAGAGAATTGCTCTGTCTCCTGAGCTAACGGGGCATAGTCCCTCCTGTTTGTGCATTGTTAAGAGGCATGGAGGGGGTGGGACTTATTCAAAGTTTGGACCTTTGATGCCCATAAGTAGAGAGTGGTTGGATTCGAACCAACTACTGAATGTGTTGTCCACGTGCCTTACCCTTTGGCTTCACTCTCTGTGGGGCAACCTTCCACCCCTACATCTTACATTGAAACATCATCAAAGTCAACATCAGGATGCAGAAATTCTAAGTAATCTTCGTAATCAACACCAAGATATTCTGCAAACTCTTTGAGCTCCTGATGATGCTCTGTATAAATGATTTCCTTTATGTTTTGAATCACAGTAAACCTCCTCAATAACCATATCTGGAAATCATTTGTTCCATCCTATCCTCTCTATATTCATCTTCCATGTCTTCTGATTTATTATCCTCTAATTCATCATAGATGGTATCAGCATCTTTTTCGAGAAAAAGGGAAGTCATAGGAGTTTATAATTATAGGGGTGATGTTATGTATTTAGGAAAGGGATTACTCCCCTTCCTGTTGCTGAAACTCAGCATCAATCTTGTCATACAATTCAACAAAAGTTGTTTTAGTTTCATCATCAAAGCGATTGAGACAAACTTTGATTGCCTTATCTTTTTTTCCAAAGATGGAATATGCTTTGATGATGTGAACAAGACGACGAGTGGAAATGACTTCATCAATACCACCATCTGCAAAGGTCTTACGAATAATCTCAGACCAAGTGCACAGATGTTTAATAAAATCAGTGTGCTCTCCAACCATAGGAATACTAAGTGATTCTGCTACTTTTGTCAAGATTTTTGTCTCAACATTAATGGTAGGATACTCTTGCTCAAAGGTAATAGGGAACCTCTCAAGAAATGCCTCATTGAGCACATTGGTGCCAATGAACCTACCATCATCAGAACCTTTACCTTTAGTATTAGCAGTAGCAAACACATTGAACCCTTGTTTAGGGGTAACATGCTTACCAATTTTCTTCAGGAAGACACCCTTACCCTCCAAAATTGACTGAAGACACATGATTTTATTGGAAGCAAGGTCAATCTCATCAAGAAGAAGAATTGCACCACGCTCCATTGCTTCAACCACAGGACCATTGTGCCATACAGTTTCGCCATTGACAAGACGAAAACCACCAATTAGGTCATCCTCATCAGTTTCAATAGTAATATTGACACGAATCAGTTCACGACCCAACTGTGCACATGTTTGCTCTACACCAAAGGTTTTACCATTACCAGAAAGACCAGTAATAAAAGTGGGATAGAATAGACCAGAGGAAACAACTTTTTTAATATCACTAAAGTTACCAAAGCTGACGAAGGTATCATCTTTCTTAGGAATGAGGTTTTGGACAACTGACAAAAGGGAAGAAATGGTATCTTTTCCTTCTGCAGCAGGAGAGTTATAGGTGTCTTCCAGTTCTTTTACTGTTGCCTCCAGATTCCATTTACCACGACTAGTTTTATATGCTTGCAGATACTTCGATGCTGTAGCATAACTAGTGTTCATTTGATTTGCCACTGATTTGACTGCATTAGCATCAATTTCAGTACCAAATTGTTCCTTTAGCAAACTAATAAGTTGTTCCTGCATGGTCTTGGGTTGATTACTTTGTAATGATAGCATGGATTTGAGGTTTGGGAACCACTTAGTAGACAGTTCCCAAACTGGCACATCAAGCAATCATATCAACAAAAGAGGACAAAAGTTTCTTATTTGTCTTCTTTTTATTCAACATTTTAGCAAATGCTGATTTAATTTGTGCTTTGGTTGCACCTTCCTCAACTTCAAACTTTTCATCTTGCGAAAGTGAAGTAGTGGGAATTACATGGAATTGATCATAACCAGTTCCAGTGAATGTGATGAATTGTTCTTTCTTGTAAATTGACTTTACTTTCTCATAATCACCAAATTCCTTGCCATACCAATCATAGCAAGTCTTGAAATCCCTACCAGGAACAACCCTAAAGTTGATGAAGTTTACAGTAGAAAACCTATCTTTCAGAGTAGAAAGAAGAACTTTGGAATACTGTGGGAAGTTTCCATAGTTATAGGAAGAATAGATTCTACCATTAGTCCTGTTACGAACAGTAGTGTTAAATGCTTTAGTGAGGCTAACATATTCCTCACCACTATTATTCTTTTTCTTGATGGTAGTTGCATTCACATAACCCTCACCATCAGTCAGGAAAACAACATTCACCTTTTGAAGTTTGTTTTTCTTTTGAAAGTCAGGAATCAGCGAATGCAATGCAAGCATTGTATCACCAATAGGAGAACCAGACAAGTCAAGATGACGAGGAGCACAACCATTACCTTTCTGAAATGCCCAACATGCTGCCCAGATGTGCTTCATTTGAGCATCCAATTCACGAGAATTACTCTTACTGGTAAAGAAGTTCATCAGTCTAAATGACTGTTCTGGTGCAATAACACCTCCTACTTTCTTGTAGATAGGAGGATGATTTGGCTGCAATTCAACATAAGCATTGCAATCCACAGTGAAAGCATAAACTTCAAAGGGAATGTTGACCTTTTTACAAAACCAAATCAAATTAAACAGTTGCTTACAAGTATCCAACATCCAATGGGACATTGAACCAGACCAGTCAAGAATAAAGATAAGACCATGATTCTTACCATCAGGAATTACTGACACTTTTTTGAACAAATCTTCATTGAATTTGTAAGTATGAAGTTTGGATGTGTCAAGTACACCAGTACGTGCAGTAGAAGAACGAGCATATTGGTCTGCTGATTTCTTACATTCAAACTCCTTAACCAGATAAGAAACTTCTTTCTCTGCAGATTTCTTGTAAGAATTGTATTCTACCAGAACATTCTGATACCAATCCTTCATCCAACCAGAATGACTTTGATAATATTCTTCAGTTTTCTGATGAATGAAATCATTAGGAATAATCACATTCTCAAGAATAATTTCAGGAAGTTCCACATAGTTAGTCTCTTGACCATACTTGTTGGTCAAATCCTGTGCCTTTTCCTCAAAGGATTGTGAAGTCTTGGATTCAAACTCACCATGCTCATTGCTGGGTTCACGTCCACCACCAGCAGGAGTTTCTTGCTCCATAGTAATAGGATTTTCACCCTGTGATTCTTGTTGAGACTTAGAAGATTCCTCTGATTCTTGTTCAATATCCATAGAATCTTGAGTATTTTGTTCAGCATTCTCAGGAAGATCTACTTCTTCTCCACTTTGTCCTTGATTTTGAACAATTTCAGGCATCTCAGTGAGTTGTTTTTTCTTGTAGTTCAAGAACTGAACAATCTCACGAGCAATATCAAGAACTTCTTGGAAAGTTTCCAGTTGACTGATACGAGTCACAAACTCATTCTCTTCATCAGAGAAAGCAATATTGTGAAATGCACCAATCTTAAAATACATATTGATGCGATCAATAAAGGTAAGATTATCAAGATTCTCATCCTTCACTGAGAAGAAATCATCATTATTCAGTTCATTATATCCATTGTAAAATGTCTTAGAAAGACCAGGATACTTTTTCTTCATCAAACGTTCTACACGAACATCTTCAATTACATTGATAAAGTCCTTAGGAACATCAGCATACTCTTTTGTCCAATCAATATTATCAGTAAAGAGTGCATGTCCCACTTCATGACCTACAAGAAGATCATAAACAGTTGCAGATGCTTTATCCCATAAAGGAAGAACAAGAACCCTACGATCAACATCAAAGCACGCAGTAGGAACTTTCTTGTGTTCAATGATAAGGTTCTCAGTTGCCAGACATTTGGCAAGAGAACCTTTAACTTCAAGATTGACTGACATGTGGGATTTCTTTACTGTCCTTATAGGATAGCACAAAAAAAGGGAACTGGAGGTCTGTATGGACCAGTTCCCAAAGTGTCCTATAGGAGTTAAGTATTACCTATCCTTCAACCCTAACAGAGTGATTATAGGTAGATTTTAGATACTTGTCAAGTACTCATGCATTATGTCCTTCTAATAAGACACTGACACTTCCTAAATCAAATGTATCAGTTCCGTTAGCCATGGTGATGCGGATTCTGTCGAGGGTGGCAGAAAGAGATTTAGACCCTGAGGTTAGATATCCTATAGAGCTGGTGTGGCCGCTAATACTACCAAACATAGACCAAGTGTTTGTGCTAGCATCTATCAAGGTCAAGATGCAACTACCTGAATATAGGTTAGCTGCAGCCTGGTAACTTGTATTGAGGGTTAAAAGAAAAGCTGAAGCCAATGTTACACTAGCAATTCCACCTACAAAAACATGATTCGATCCATTGTAACCACTAGTCTCATATCCTCCAGAGTCACCAAGTTGTATTTGCATAGGTGATGTACTGTTTGTACTTACACCATTAAGCATAAAAGTAATTCTCTTTACCCAACTTGGGATGCTTGTGAATTCAACTGCGGTGCCAGTAGCAGATTTTACTGCTTCAAGTCTCATTAGTTCATAAAAAGAAGTCCCTACTACATCAGTTGCTTTATTTACAGCTAAAGTACTCATATCTTTATAATCTTTTTAGTTATTTATCAAGTTCTATCAAATGCAAAGGGAAGATAAGGTCCATTTGCATTCACATAATGAAAAAAGATTTGATGATGATATGTATCATCTTTTTTAAACACTCTTTGAATCCTATTATATTTTGATTCTAAAGGATACCTCCAGTGCTCTCTTTCACATCCTTTATAAATCACGGCATCACCATTTTTCATATTTACAAAGCTTTCATTACTATTGGGTGTCTCAAACCAAATAGGCCAAGGTTCTTTTCTATTTGTACTGATTTGAAGAGTAACACTCACTTCACAGGAAGGTCTATCACTATGTCTTTTTAGTCCTTGCCCAGTAAAATAAAATCTATCAAAATAATAAGTAGAATATAAATCAATACCTAAAGTATCTTCTACTTCTTTTTTGATAAGATAATGAAGTTCTTTATATGGAGGAAAATTATATCTTGATAATGAACCTTGAACTTGTTTTTCTTCTGGTTCATAATTAGATTTATTTTTTCCAAGATAATTAATTTGCCCTCTTTCTTTTGGAACTGGGCAAAAAATCATTTCTGGATTTGTTACCATACCTGGAACAAAAAGATATCCATTTTTTTCAAATGACTGATGATTAGTCATCTGATAGGTTGGTAAGGTTTGTTTTTGTGGATATTCTCTTTCCATCACTTCCACCGAGGCCCAATTGTCCACCCAACTAAAGATTTTCTTACTCCAGATTTTACTTTCTTTACTCTATGTGGAGTTCTTGAATCAAAAAATGCAATAGTCCCTTTTTGCTTTGGCATAAAATAAGGTTTCCCAGAACTATCAAGAAACTGGACTTCACCTCCAGTATATTCATCAAAATTTGAAAGTTGTAAAGTAAAAGAAAGTTTTCTCACATATTCTACATTTGTTGCAATAAAATCTTGTGGGTCATTAACACAAGAAGTTGTAATATTTTGTGGTTTATAACAAACATCTATACCTGAATCAGTATGCCAATTATAAAATTCACCTTCTGAGTATCTTGTATATTGTAGACTTTCACCATCAATACAAGTTAAATCATAAAGAAAATTTTCTCTATTTGCTCTTGTAGCATAATGCCAAAGAAACCCACCAATCCAGTGTGTAGTAGGAATCCATACATTTTTACTATTTCTAATGTCCTTATTTACTTCTCCCTGTCCACCATATCCAACCGCAGAATCATCAAAATTATTTTCAAAAACTTTTAAATCTTTTTCTAAAATACTTATAATATCTTGAGGTAAATTAGTATCATACCATACTGTCTGAAATGCCATAAAAAAATCAAGTCATTTGAACTATTTATTTTGAATCAATCATATAAAACAAATCTCAAATATCCCCTTCCTCCTGCACCACCTGTAGCAGAAGGACCAACTCCCCCAGCACCAGGAGCACCAACTTGATATGGATATGGAGAACCTCCAGTTATAGTAAGTCTTGTGTGAATTGCACGTCCTCCTCCACCTCCACCAGCACCACCAGTCAATCCAGTCCATGACCCTCCACCTCCTCCACCAGCAGGTTCACCAGCAACACCAGGCCCTGGAAATGGGGTTGCTCCAGGACTTCCAGGTCCTGCACCAGCCCCACCTGCTCCTGATACTACACCAGGAAATCCTCCAGCATTGCCACCATTTCCAGTTCCAGGTCTAGATGCTGCTGTAGTTCCTGATGTATTTGTTGTTCCTCCAGTTGCAGTTCCACCAGTTCCTCCACCAGTTCCTCCTCCTGGAGAACCTCCAGTTCCAGAATTTCCAATAACAGTTGAGAAAAATGATGGAGTTCCATTTGACCCAACAGTACGAGCTAGAGGAGATGTCCCAGCACCACCTCCTCCACCTCCAATAGCAAAAACATAAACTCCAGATACAATTGGATTTACAGTTACACTTCCACTTTGAGGTGTTTCAAGTATCACAGAAGCATCTGTTTTTACTCCCACAACAGTTGCTATATGCCCAGCACCACCAGTAGCACTTGACTTAAATGCTGTTCCTCCTGAAATAGTGAGACTTGTGCCACCTTCAGGAAAAACTCCAGTACCAAAAGTTTCATTATAAAGACTTGCTTGTGCAACACTAGTATCATCAAAAATTATAGTTGGTCCTGAAACTGTGATTGCCATTTTGTGGTGGTGGATAAATTACTGTTTCTGGAAATGTGGAGATTTTGTGAGGTATATAATGTCTTTTATGGGGGGTTCTTAACGGAAAACTGTGATGTTGACTTGAGCACCATCAGTAGAAGTACCAGAAAGATTTGCTGTTACAACCCTCACCAATAATGTAGTTCTGGCAGTTGTATCATCCAACGTTCTGCCCGTTAACAGGCCTCCCGTTCCCCCAAAAGACCAAGCAACTGCATAATTTGCATCAGGCATCGCAGTCGTAAAGTTCACAGTATAATCACCAGTATTATTATCAGTAATAGAAGTTACATTAAAAGAAGCACGAATAGCAACAGTACCAGTACCATTAAAGTTCACCCAGGCTCTGCAAAAAGTTCCAATTGCAGTTCCAGCACTATTATTGATAGTTGGTGGAGAAGTAGTGTTACTTTGAATTGTACCTACACTTAAAGTACTCATAGTTTATACCAGTGGATTTGGACCTAAAACATTTTCATCCCAAACTTGCTTGAGTTCTGCAGTTACACCAAGAACATCAGTTGCTGTTGGTTCTACATTATTCACAATAGTAGTCACATCTCTGAGTGCTTGTTTTTCTGTAGTAACTTCTGCAACTTTAGCAGAATCTCCTACTTCAAGTGCTTTCATAAACTCTACATCCTTTTGCTCAAGTAAAGGATTTCTCACTTCACGAATTATATCTTTGTGAATTTCTTTTGCTTTATCTACATTAATTCCAATAGGCATTTTCAAACCTCCTCATAAGTCCAAGCATTTCTGTAAGTTCTATCATTAGGAATTTCCGAAACATCAACAACTTGATATGGTTTTCCTTCTGGTACACTTTCAATTAATTTTTCAAGTGAGAGACATTCCATAGTAGGAATTATTACAGAAACGCCACCTTCATCATTTGGATAAATTATTCTTGTATTAATCATAATTCCTCAATTAAACAATAACCCAACGAGCACCAGTATTTATAGTGACTGTGATTCCACTATTTATTGTGGTTGGTCCCACAGTTAACCAATTGTAGGTGGTGGTAAGTGTTTGGTTTGCACTAATAGTTGGTTCACTACCAAGAAAATTTCCACCATTTGCACCCAAAACAGCCATTTTTTTATCCTAACAATTTGGAATTATTTATAATGTTGCTTAAATTTTCAATTTGAACTTGTTGCTCTTTAATTGCTTCTATGAGTAATCCAACAAGGTTTCCATAAGCAACTGATTTGTATCCATTACTTTCTATAACAAGTTCTGGATATACTGTTTCTAACTCTTGTGCAATCAAACCAATAGTATGAACCTTAGTATCAATACGATCATATTCTACACCTCTAAGATTAAGAACTTTTTCAAGTGCATTTTCAATAGTATGAATGTTAGTTTTTAATCTTTCATCAGAGTTTGCAGTTATAGTTCCACCAACAGTTAAGTCACCTGTACTTGCATTAAATGTAAATGCAGTTGCTGTAGTTCTAACACTTGCAGTTTGGTTTGAACCTGCTGCTGCAACAAATACTGGATAAAATGTAGCATTTGTTGTTGTGTTTGTAGCATTAATTAAAGTTGATGGTCCTGCAGCTCCCTGTGCACCTGGAGTTCCTTGAGCACCTTGAGCACCTGCAGAACCTTGTGCTCCTGCAGATCCTTGTGCACCTTGAGGTCCTCTAGCTCCTTGTGCACCTGCAGTTCCTTGTGCACCTGCAGTTCCTTGAGCACCTGCAGCACCCTGTGCTCCTTGTGGTCCTTGAGGTCCTCTAGCTCCTTGTGCACCTGCAGTTCCTTGTGCTCCTGCAGTTCCTTGTGCTCCTGCAGTTCCTTGAGCACCTGCAGCACCCTGTGCTCCTTGTGGTCCTTGAGGTCCTCTAGCTCCTTGTGCACCTGCAGTTCCTTGTGCTCCTACAGTTCCTTGTGCACCTGCAGTTCCTTGAGCACCTGCAGTTCCTTGTGCACCTGTAGATCCTGTAGCACCTTGTGCACCTGCAGTTCCTTGAGCACCTGCAGTTCCTTGTGCACCTGTAGATCCTGTAGCACCTTGTGCACCTGCAGTACCTTGAGCACCTGCAGTACCTTGAGCACCTGTAGATCCTGTAGCTCCCTGTGCACCTGCAGCACCTTGTGCACCTGTAGATCCTGCAGCACCTTGTGCACCTGTAGATCCTGTAGCACCTTGAGCACCTGTAGATCCTGTAGCACCTTGAGCTCCTGTAGATCCTGTAGCACCTTGAGCTCCTGTAGATCCTGTAGCTCCCTGTGCACCTGCAGTTCCTTGTGCTCCTGCAGCACCCTGTGCTCCTGTAGATCCTGTAGCTCCTTGTGCACCTTGAGGTCCAATCTCGCCCATAGGACCAAAGGAGAGTTGGTTGAATGCAAGGCCGGATGTATAAATGGAACTATCAAGATAAAGAGCACTTCCAATTGCTCTTGCAACAGTTCTCAAGAGAGTTCCATTTAAATAGTACCTTACATTTGCACCATCATAAATGACATAAGCAGTATCACCTGTGGTATAAGTTCCATAAGAACCTACTATTGGAACATTACTCTCATAAATGTTTACTGTTCCACTATCAAAATAGAAAGCATAATCAATTGAAGCATAACTTGCATTTGTTGTTGGGTCTGTATTGAGACCAAACATTGCAAATCCAGTTGTTGAGGATATTCTTGCAGATGCAAATGCTCCCCTCACATAACCTTGAGATGAATATACCTGAGAATCCCAAGTACTTGCAGCTCCACCAGTTTTGGTGAATGTTGAAGAATCTGTTGTGGACTGAGTGATGTTTGTTAGGTTTGGTGTCCAATCAGAACCACCTCTTGCACCTTGAGCACCTGCAGCACCTTGTGCACCTGCAGATCCTTGTGCTCCTGCAGCACCCTGTGCACCTGCAGTTCCTTGAGCACCTGTAGATCCTGTAGCTCCCTGTGCACCTGCAGCACCCTGTGCTCCTGTAGATCCTGTAGCACCTTGAGCACCTGTAGATCCTGTAGCACCTTGAGCACCTGCAGTACCTTGAGCACCTGTAGATCCTGTGGCTCCCTGTGCACCTGCAGCACCCTGTGCTCCTGTAGATCCTGTAGATCCTGTAGCACCTTGTGCTCCTGCAGCTCCTTGTGCACCTGTAGATCCTGTAGCACCTTGTGCACCTGCAGCACCCTGTGCTCCTGTAGATCCTGTAGCACCCTGTGCTCCTTGAGGTCCTTGAGGTCCTCTAGCTCCTTGAGCACCTGCAGTTCCTTGTGCTCCTGCAGCACCTTGAGCACCTGTAGATCCTGTAGCACCTTGAGCACCTGCAGCACCTTGAGCACCTGTAGATCCTGTGGCTCCCTGTGCACCTGCAGCACCCTGTGCTCCTGTAGATCCTGTAGATCCCTGTGCTCCTGCAGATCCTTGTGCTCCTGCAGATCCTTGTGCTCCTGTAGATCCTGTAGATCCCTGTGCGCCTGTAGATCCTGTAGCACCTTGTGCACCTGTAGATCCTGTAGCTCCCTGTGCACCTGTAGATCCTGTAGCACCTTGTGCTCCTGCAGCACCCTGTGCACCTTGAGGTCCTGAGTTTGGCGTAACCCACCTCAATCCTACTCCAGTAGAACTTAATACTGAACTTGCAGAACCTACACTATTGCTTGAATCATAAATTCCACCAGTAATTCTTACATTACCTTGAACATGTAATTTTTGTGTTGGCCCTGTGGTTCCAACTCCAATATTACCACCATAAGGTCCAAGTTCAATTGTTCCGTCAGCATCTACATCAATACTTGGAATACCAGAAACATCATTAACTGAGAAGATAGATCCAGTAGTTAGATTATTTGTAATACTGAAGAGTTGTCCAGCAGAACCTTCCCAAGAAAGTGTTCCTGAATTTAAAGTATCATAAGGAACGATATCAATAATAGTACCAATTCCAAGTGCCCCAGTAGAAGGATTGAATTGAAGTTTTGTTGAAGAAACATGAGCAGTTTTGGCAATTCCAGATGTTACAGAAAGAATGCCAACATACCAATTAGAGTTCTGAGTAGTATTATTGAAAACAGTAAATCCACCATCACTTGCACCTTGTGCTCCTGCAGTTCCTTGAGCACCCTGTGCTCCTGTAGATCCTGTAGCACCTTGTGCTCCTGCAGCTCCTTGAGCACCTGTAGATCCTGTAGCACCCTGTGCTCCTGCAGATCCTTGAGCACCTGTAG